CATGCCTAACCGAAACAACCCCTTGGACGACATCTTCGCCGGAATGGAAAACCTTTCCGACCTGACCCCAGCCGGTCAGGGGCAAGTTGCCAAAGGCGAGCGGCCAAATTCCTTCAGCCATGTCCCAGCCAAGCGTCGCGAAATCTTTACCGACCGTTGTGAGAAGTGCCGCGGGTCGGGAAACTTTGTTGGCTATACTGGCCGTATCGTCGGCCAGTGCTTCGCTTGCAAAGGCAAAGGCACTATTGATTACAAGTCCAGCCCGGCCGAGCGCCAGCAGGCAAAAGTCAGCCGTGACAATGCCAAGGCAAACAAAGCTCTTAAGACTTTGGAAGAAGGCGCTGCATGGATGCAGGCCCATCAAGATGTTGCTGATTGGCTGGTTGCGGCTTCCGAGCGTGGGTTTGAATTTGCTTCGTCATTGCGCGAGGGAATCAATAAGTACGGTTCGCTGACTGAGAACCAGCTGGCAGCCGCGCGCAAGTGCATGGCTCATGATGCCGACCGCGCTGCCGAGAAACAGGCGCGCATCGACAATGCCAAGACAATCGACATCTCCAAGATTGAGCAAGCCTTCACGACCGCTCGGGCGAAGGCAAAGGAGATGGGCGCCAAAGGTATTCGTTGGCTGACCCTGCGCCTCGACACTTTCAAGTTCATGGATGCTCCGGCTAACGGTCAATGGGAAGCAGCCATCTTAGTCCGCGAAGGCGACGCCAAGCTGGGTCGCATTGTCAAAGGCAAGTTCATTCGCTCGTTCGCCTGCGACGATCCGACCGAAGCTCGGGTGGTTGCGGTCGCAGCTGACCCAGAGGCAGCCGCCATTGCCTACGGCATGAAGTACAGCAGCTGCTCAATCTGCGGTCTCGAGCTGACCAACCCGGAATCAATCAAGCGCGGGATCGGTCCAATCTGTGCCGCCAAGTTTGGCTGGTAAGATAAAAGTAGGGGGTCGGGTTTATCCTGACCCCCAGCTACCACAGGAGGATTTGAAATGTGCAATGCTGCCGAATATGCTGACCCTAGCAAAGGTATCGACGTCGCCATGGGTCCATCTGATGTACAGCTTGGGGCGACCAACGTCGTTATCTTTGCCCGTGACATCTGGGATGTTCAGCGTATCGTTGAAGACCTGTCATGCCGATATATGAACTGCGTTTTCACGACCCCAGTTAAGGCATATGATAATAAGTGGGGAGTGATGGGAAGGGTCTGGAATTTTTCTGTTGTCAAGTAGTTTGATATCAGATAGGCTATTCATGTTAACACAGGAGGACATGATATGGTTCAAGTGGTCTATAGCGACATTCCGAAGTACTTGCAGATTTCTGCGGAAGACCGCAGGGCAGCTTGGGAGGCTAACCCACCGAAACCGAGTAACCCGTTTGACGGCGGGGATGAGAAACAGAAGGCACTGCGCGAGCAGCAAAAGAAGGCACGGTACGAAAGGCAACTCGCAAAGAAGACGCAAGCAGGTCAGCCCAAACCAGTAGCGGCTGATGAGATCGACCGGAACCAGCACTGGGTTCCTTTCGATGGCTTGCGGTGGAATTCAAACCGAAGCTACTGGGAAGTTGATCCAATGCTTCTCTCACAGGAGGATAAGATGGCTACCAAGTTGATTGTTACCCCGTACGATGCCAATGGCCTCGTACTCGCACGCGGCAAGACATCGGTCGCCGAAAACGCGACGCAAGAGATGATCAATGCCAAAGTTAATTACGCTTTTCACCGCGCTGGCAAAAAGGCTACGCGCGTTGAATTGACCAAGGATGGCGCCATTCATAGTGCCTACCCCTTGGTTGACTTCGGCCCAAAGCCGGTCGAAGAACAAACCGCCCATGAGGGGCCAGAGCAGGAGGCCGACATGGCCAAGAAGAAAGCCACAAAGAAGAAAGCGACTGGCGAGCGCAAGCCGGGCGTTATTGCTTGTATCGTTGAATTGATCTCGCGCCCGCAGGGTGCAACGATCGACCAAATGATTGCGGTGCTGACCAAGAAGTTCCCTGACCGCAAGGCGAAGTCTATGACCTCGACCTGCAAAATTCAGGCGAACAAAAACGCCACGACCAAAGACAAGAACAAGGACGGTGCGGTGGTCTACTACAAGAAACGTTAAGCGCATACCACTGGCGCCATTCCCCCTCCGTCCCCAGTGCCAGTGGCAGAAGGCCGCCCAAGGTTGACCCCCTCGACCTTGGGCGGTACCATCTCTAAGCCGGATTACAGCCACAGGAGATTCCGATGGACGATAGAAAGATGAAAATTCTAGTTGTTCTTTCAGGCGGTCAAGACAGCACCACCTGTTTGTTTTGGGCAAAGCAGGAATACCCCAAGTCAGAAATTCATGCCGTGACATTCGACTACGGTCAGCGCCATGCGCTCGAAATCCAAGCAGCCAAAGCGGTCGCCGGGATCGCCAAGGTGGTCTCGCATGAGATTGTCGAAGTGGGGTCAATCTTGAAAGGCACTTCTCCGCTGACCGACAAATCAATCGAGCTTGAGACCTACGACAACTATACCGAGATGGATAAGATTATCGGCACCCGTGTCGAAAAGACTTTTGTGCCCATGCGCAATACATTGTTTCTGACATTGGCATTCAATCGCGCGGTGGTCTTGGGCGCTACCCGAGTGGTGACCGGTGTCTGTCAACAGGACAATGCCAACTACCCAGACTGCCGAGCCAACTTTATTGCATTCCTTCAAGATGCAATGAATGAAGGTCTGGGATATATGCGCGGTGGCGGCACCTACATCCGCATTGATACACCACTGATGGACCTGTCCAAGGCCGACAGCATTCGGCTAGCACGAGGCATCCCCGGCTGCTATGAGGCGCTCGCCTTCAGTCACACAGCCTACGACGGCAAGTACCCGCCGACCGGGCAGGACCACGCCAGCACATTGCGGGCGCAAGGGTTCCTCGAGGCCGGCTTCCCAGACCCTTTGGTGGTTCGTGCAGTGACTGAAGGTTTGATGGAGCTTCCGGCGACCACTAACTATGACAGCTTGAGGGTCAAGTGACCTACATTTCAACAAAGACCTATGGTCATAACATCGGCCTGTCCGCTGCCTTTCGGCAGTGGCGGGCCGACAGCCATTGCAAATACATCCACGGCTATGCTTTGCAAATCCGACTAGAGTTTGAAGCCGAAGAACTTGATCACAAAAATTGGGTGGTCGACTTTGGCGGTCTTAAGTCATTCAAGATGTGGCTTGAGAAAATGTTCGACCACAAATTGCTGGTTGCCGAGGATGATCCCCAACGAGACCAAATTTTATATCTTGCGGAGATTGGTGTCGCAGATATAGTAATGGTCGGGGCGACCGGTTGCGAAGCATTCGCCCAGATGGTTTTCGAATATGCCGAACAATGGCTCGAGCGCGCACACCAATATCAAGGCCGGGTTAAGATCCGGCAGGTCGAGGTTTGTGAGCATGGGGCCAACTCGGCAATTTACGCAGCGCCGCAACGGTGAGGGGATCATCCCCCAAACTATCACCGGACGCGCTCAGGTAGGTGATGGCGACTGAGAGCGGATAACCCCATCTACCCGGCTGGCCTGACGAACAGGCGCAACGCGAAAGCCACGTGAGACCCGATCATGAGCGGGTTGACGGCTTGACAGTCTGGAGAGACAGACACTACACAGGAGGAAGTTATGCCAGAAATTCAGCTAGCTCGTTACCGGCTATATCGACCAGCTACCGACTCCGAAAGCCGGACTGAAGATGTTATCAATACATTTTATAAGACGGGGTATCGGATCGCCTTCATAGTCCCAACCATTTGGAACCGACTGCGTCCGCTTTACATTCTTGAACTGATGGACAAAAAGAAATGACCAAACGTATGATAACAATTAATGAAGTTACCGAGCAGGCGCGAGCGGTTGCCAAGACACTTCTATTCAATGGCAAAGGCCAGCCCAAGCTGTTTGGTGTTCCGCGCGGGGGGATCCCAGCCGTCTATGCTGTGGCGGCACAAATGCCGTTTGCAACAGTGGTCGAGACAGTCGAGGCTGCCGACATTATTATTGACGACATTTATGATAGCGGCAAAACTCGTGATCGGTATCCTCATAATAAACCTTTCTTTGCTTTATTTGATAAGCGCGAGCCGCCGTGGCATCGACAATGGCTGGTCATGCCTTGGGAGGCGACTGGGGATAATGATGCGAGCGCCGACGATATTATTGTCCGGCTACTACAATATATTGGCGAGGACCCTACTCGAGGTGGTTTGCTCGAAACCCCAAAGCGAGTTCTCAAGGCGTGGAAAGAATGGGCGACTGGCTATGATTTGAAGCCTGAGGATGTCTTGAAGACATTTGAAGATGGCGCCAAGGGGTTTGATGAGCTGGTTATCGTCCATAACATCCCAGTGGTTTCAAAATGCGAACATCACTTGGCTGACATTATCGGTCATGCCCATGTCGGATATATTCCCAAGGGTAAGATTGTCGGCCTCAGCAAACTAGCGCGTGTAGTCGATATGTTTTCTCGCCGGCTGCAGGTCCAAGAACGGCTAACAGTGCAAATAGCCGATTGCTTGGTGGATCACCTGCAGCCGGTTGGGGTTGGGGTTCTTATTCGGGCGACCCATGCTTGTATGTCGACTCGTGGGGTCAAGGTACATGGGTCGGTGACCACAACTTCTGCCATGCGGGGCGCCTTGATAAAAAAGCCAGCTGCTCGCAAGGAGTTTATTGATCTTTGCAACATGGCTGAGAAGGACAAGATCCCATGACCAGAGACCAAATCTATTGGGTCAATCTTGTTAATATGCACGAGATACATGGTCCGTTTAAAAACCATCTTGAAGCGATTGCTCATGCAAAAAAGAAATTCAAAGAGCCTCCTGATAATGGGAAAGATCACTATCGTGTTGGGATTGGAATTGTTAAAGTTGTCTGTACCGGCGAGCTGAACGTATCAGTAAAAGCAGAATGGGAAGAAGACTAGTGAAAATTTATATGGCCGGTGTCTATGCCGGTGGCCGCGGCTCAAATGAGAAGTCGATGTCGACCCATCTTCGGGTCACCCATCATTTGAAATACCCTTATCTGCTTGAGTCGTTTCATTACATGAAGCCGACCATGGTCAGGGCTATTCGTAATAACGGCGACACAATCTTTTTGGATAGCGGCGCCTTCTCAATGTTCACGCAAGGCGTTGATGTAAATTTGAAAGCCTATGCCGACTTCATAAAAGGACATCAAGACATCATCCACGTGGCATCAAACCTAGATGCTATCGGCGCCGGCAACGAGCGCCTGTCTTACGATCGTCAGAAAGAACTCGAGGGTATGGGAGTTAAAATCCAGCCGGTGCATCATGTGCGCGATCATGATAGTTGGCTTGAACAATATCTGAATGAAGGCTACGACTATATTTTTCTGGGCGGCATGGTCCCAGAAGAAACCTCAACCTTGATGAAATGGCTAGACCATATTTGGTATAAGTATTTAACTAACGAAGACGGCACGCCCAAGGTCAAGGTGCATGGATTCGGTCTGACTACAGCTTCGCTGATGTTTCGCTATCCATGGTATTCGGTTGATTCGACTTCATGGGTCATGTCATCCCGGTTTGGATCTATTTATTTGGATTTTCCCCAGCCGGATGGATCTGTTAAAGACTATAAGATTGATTTTTCCGACCGCAGTAGCAAACGCTATGAAGCTGAGAGTTGGCATTTTGAATCATTAAAGTCACATGAAAAGAAAGCTGTTCTTGAGCGGCTTGAGTTTCTAGAAAGTCGGCGTGAGCCACATCCAGAGGAAGAAGCTTTGGAAAAGGAAACTGGCTTCAAGCAAGGGTTCAATCCAATTGCTTTAGCCAAGAGCTATGGTTGGCGAGACTATGCGAACATCGAATATTTTCGTCGGGCCATGGAAAGACGGGTGGACCGTTTCACCCTAAGACAGGAGACTTTGTTTTAACACAGGAGCTACAAATGCAAAGCCACGACATGCTTGAAGCTAACCCAGAAGTTGAAATTGCTGTTTTGACTTTTGAGGTCGATAAAAATAAAGTCAATGATGTAGTTTCGGCGGTAAGTTCCATTCAGGGTGCATCATTGGCTAATGTTACATTGAAGAAGCCTGAAAAAGGTGAAAAAAGCAAAGACGGGCTGACAATGAGAATCAGAATTTTGGATCTTTTTGATAGTAGAGGTCCAATGCCTAAGTCTGAAATTGAAATTCACTTTCCAAAAGGCTCAGCGGTGCAGCAACGCTTGTATGAATGTGAAAGAGATGAGTGTTTGTGGCACCATGGTAAATTGTATGGTATCACTAACAAAGGTAGAGAAGAACTTAAAACCGCCAAAAAGAACAGAGCAGCGCTAAAGGCAGTCTAAAATGAAACAGATCATCAAGTGGCTCAATGAAGCCCTGTCGGGGAAAGATCTCGTAATGGGCATGACCTACTATCGGGTCCAGAACAATGAGATCAGGGCCACTGATGGTCGCATTACAGCATGTCACCCGTGGCCGTATGACCATGAATTTCTAGTCGCCGGTAACGAGTTTGAAAAGATATTGGCGCGCATGCCCGACGAGCCGACCATTGAACCGATCGAAGGCGGCATCCGGCTGCGGTCTGGCCGGTACCACGGCACCATTCATACGCTGCCGGTAACCGAGTGGCAGCACCCGGGGGTGGATGAAGCCAAGTGGAAGAAGATACCGACTGATCTGCCGTATATGCTTAAAGTCCTACGGCCGTTTATCAGCGACAACGCCATCCAGCCTTGGGCCATGTGCGTCGCCCTGCAAGGGGGTTGGGTCTATGCGACCAATAATGTCGCTATTGCGGGAGCCCCTAGCAAGGGTTTAGACGCGATTAAAGCCCTGCTGCCGTCTTGGGCTATAGACTTCGTCCTCCCGCGCATGGAGGGCCTGTCTAAATGGGCGTGGGAGGCGCATTACGTGGCCTTTAAATGGGATAACGGGGCTTGGATGCGCTCGCAGCTGGCCATAGGCGAGTTCCCGGAGAAAGCCGCGGCTCTTGTCAAGGATGCATGGAAACAAAATCCTAGTCAGGAAATCACCGAGCATTTCCGCGAAGCCTTTGAACAGGTGGTTGGGCTGGCAGAAGATACCATCGAGATTCATGCTGACTTTATCAAAAGTAAATTCGGCAAGGCAGAGATACAGGGTGAAGCCGCTTGCGAAATCCCGGAGGGCGCAACACATTCGATTTGGGGCGCTTCGTTCTTGGCGCCGGCCTTGGCATCGGCAACTCATTGGTCGCCGGCCTTGTGGCCCAAGCCTGTACCATTTAAAGGTAAGACGGTCGCCGGCTATGTCGTAGGGAGGAAGTAATGTCAAATTTACTATTTGAACATATGATTCGAATTGAAACTGCTACTTTGATCTGCCGCATCTGGGCAGCGCAAGAAGTCAGTTCTGTAAATACGCGTGCACAGGCTGAAGTGGTCATAGGGCAACCGATTCCTTGGCAAGCCATGCTTGAAAAGATTGCTTATCTCGATGGAGTCAACTCAGTTGAAATCTTAAACCGCACAACGCTCGAAGGCATGTGCGTACATAGAGACTGGCCTTAGGAGGGCAGCATGACATACCAAGAAATTCTTGAAGGCATCACGCGGCATCGTTCACAGCCAATCAATCCGCATGCGGATCTTGGCTTTGAACTTGAACGTAAAATGAATGAAGTCGAATGGGCGCTTCAGGCATTGGCAGAAAAGTTGGCCGCAGGCGATAAGGAATAAACATGTTCGGAAATAATCCAATCGAAAAGAAGTTGTCGCATGACGGTACCCATCTTCAAATAGTCAAAGGGTCACCGTTCCGAACTATTCAAGGCGAGGGTCCGTACATCGGTCGCCCTGCAGTCTTTATCCGGCTACATGGCTGCAATCTGGCTTGTACATTTTGCGATACCCAATTCAGTGACCCGAAAGATCCGATCGTCCCCATATCGGAAATCATTCGACGCACACGCGAATTGTTTGGGCCTGAAGAAGAGAAGCTGGTGGTCATTACTGGCGGGGAACCCTTCCGGCAAAACATATTGCCGCTCTGTCGCGACTTGTATGCTTACCCACAAGTCAAAATTCAAATTGAGACTGCCGGATCTCTCTGGGTCGACGGCGTCGATAACTATGCCGACATTATTGTGTCACCCAAGACCGGCAGCATCCATCCAAAGGCTTTTGCAAAGGCGAAAGCTTTTAAATATATCATCGACTCAAAGCAAAGCTTTGAAGACTTTGTACCAATAACGGCGACCCAGCGTGGTGCCAGACCAGCTGTGCTGGCTCACCCGCGGACCGGGGCGCCGGTTTATCTATCGCCGATGGATGTGTACGACCCTGTCGGCAATGCTGCCAATGCAAAGTTAGTCGGGGAGCTGGCGTTGAAGTATGGATGTCTGGCTGGCACGCAGCTTCATAAACAGTTGGGGCTAGATTAAAGTGAGTTCAGCATCTTGCATTGAACTGCTAGAGAAATATCTGCGTGCAGCCAAGCGTGGCAATATGACAACTGTCGCCATATCGGCAACAGGTGAAGAGAACCACCTTGCCAATTTTGTTGGTGACATTCCAGACCTGCCAAGGCAGCTTGCGTCGCTGAAAGAACTGACAGCCTTGATTGAAAAGCGCATCGCAGAATGGACCGCGCCCGACACTGACGCATCGCTGGATGCAAGTTATGTCTGCTACCATTGCGGCCTTGCTCCCAAAGGTTTTGACTTTTTAACATGGCTAATGGTCAACGAAATAATACGGGTTGAGAAAGGCATACAAGGACCGTTGAAGGTGGGTCTGTTCGAGGGTCCGACCAAGGACGTTTGGGCCGATCCGGTTTACCGTCCAATGATTAAAATGATTGGTGCTGTTGAAGATCCGAAAGCTTTACAGCGGCAGGGGATGGACATTTATCTGACAAAGCAACTTGTGGACATGTATCAGCTCAACCCCCAGCTACCGCCACTGAAAGCTGTGGGCGATTGGAACCTACCAAGAGGTGTGGTAACAATTACCCTGAGAGAGTCTGAACACTGGCCTCACCGAAATAGCAGCCTATTCGAATGGATTAAGTTTGCGTCGTGGTTGAAACATAACCACAACGAGCGGGTCGTGTTCGTGCGAGACACGGTGAAGGCAGAATGGCCACTCGACCCGTATGAGACGTGCCCTACTGCATCGACTAATCTCGATGCCCGCATGTGGTTGTATGAAAATGCCAAGTTGAATTGCTTTGTATCAAACGGGCCGATGATGCTGTCGCTCTTTGCCAAGCACCCAATGCTGGCATTTGTCAAGGTCGAAGACGAGCAAACGACCAACTACATGTTCAACACCCCGCAGTTCTGGGCGGAGAAAATGGGCGTGCCCGTGGGTCGACAATTCCCGTGGAGCGACAACCGCCAGAAAATAGTTTGGCAAAAAGACACCTTCGACAACCTCAGGCATAATTATCAGATCTGGAGAGCCAGTTGCTAATGAAAAGTAACCTTGAGCAAATAAAACAAAAAATGTACAACATTCAAGGTGAGCAATTTGCCATGCTAAATTTATTGGATGAGCTGGTTAGTGCTGAGACCAATAAAATCCGCACCGAGATGCAAAGCACAATTGATAAGTTAGAATTTAAAGTTCTTGAGCTTGAAAAAATTTTAGGTACTGGCGACTTGGAAAGATGGCCTTTTAATTTTTCAAATCAATTAGCAATTACTTTTAGTCTTTTGATGCGAAGGAAAAGGATATCATACTATACAATTGGCGAAGTAATATATGCGGGTAAGATTCGGAAGCCTGATTATCCATCGAGAGTTGTTAGCGTAAACATATACAAAATGCGGCAGGTTCTAAAAGAACATAATATAACAATTCACGGTGATCGTAAATTTGTGTGGCTGGACGAGCCGACTAAATCTAGGGTACTTGCTATGGTAGAGAAATCATGATTGCCACCTATGACTTAGCAAACAATCTTGCCAGCTTTGAATTCTTCAATTGGCTGGTCATGGTGCAAGCCGATGGCGCCACCAAGATTTGCTTTGATACTTCAAATCCTAAAATTAAAAATAATGGTTTGAACTATACCGAGGTGATGCAAAGATATAATTCAATTTTACAACCGGGGCCGGCCTTGGCTGGGCTTGACTATTGTGTTGGTGCTTTTCCTTCGTCGCTGGATGCGGTCGCCTCCAAGTTACAACCTTGGTATGAATCGGGTCGGCGCTTTCAACGGCTTAAGTCGGTAAAGCGTCCGGGTAAAGCCGAATATACGGTTACCATTCGTGACAACTTTGCCGGCGCTCGGCTGCGCGATAGCTGTCGTGATGTCTGGGAAACATTTGCAAAAAAGATAGGCGCTATAGTTATCGATGATTACTATCGACAACCAATTCATTTGTGGGATCGTATGGCAATCTATGCCGGAGCCAAAATGAATTTTGGCGTCTGCAACGGTCCCATTCATTTACTGTCGCTGACCGAGTATCCTGTTTGCATGTTTGTCAATAGTCAGTCGGCTAGAAATTCGCAGATCCGTATAGGCATGAGACCAGACACCAAGTACCCTTGGATGCTTGAGAATCAACATATGGTCTGGAAAGAAGACACAAGACTTGAGACTTTACTTGAGGTTTTTGAAAATGCCAAACAGTGACACAGAAATGCCCGGGTGCTGGATAGCAGTCGCAGTGGTTGCGGTGCTCGCCGTCGCAGGGATGATCTACTTGGGAGTTGGATAATGAAACGAGTTTACATTCTATTCGGCGGCATCTGGAGCTTCGATGGCGTCGCTACATCTGCAGGGATGAATATCCTTGCCGGCAAGCTGCGCGGTCTTCCCGACACAGCGGTTAAAACTTATTTGTGGTCAGATTTCAGACGCTGCTTCAATGACCAGAACCGCGAAGTGCAGGTCAAGGATAAGATGATCCTTATTGGCTACAGTGGCGGTGCGCCCTACTCCACTATCATTGCAAACCTGATGGTGCCGCACAAAGAGATTATAGACCTGATGGTGCTGTATGACCCATCGCCCCAACAGTGGATGCAACGCATACATGCCAATGTCAAGCGGGCGTTTGTCTATCAAAACAAATCTCCGACTTGGTTTATCTATCCGCTCGGCGGAGCTCATCTTGAGTCGGCGCCGGATGGACCCAAGGTCGAAGTTCAAATGATTGACATGAACCATGTCGCCGTGCAGTATGATACAGCCCTGCATGACAAGACCGTGGAGATGGTGAGAGCGTTATGACCAGCTACACCCCCACAGGTCGGCCGCTTACCGAATATGAAGCCGAGCTGCTTATCCTTCTCATGGAGGAAGCAGCCGAGGTCATCCAAGCTACATCCAAGCTGCTGCGGTTTGGCAAAGATGACTTTCACCCCACTCGGATAAATACCAACAGCCAAGAATTAGCGATGGAGATCGGTGACTTCTTGGCGGTGTATAACAAGGTACATCAGGAAACAAGGCTGATTGAATTCATGTGGGTTGAAAAAGGTCTCGGCCGTAAGTTCGAGCGAATGAAAAAGTACATGCAACATCAACCCCCAGCAAAAGATGATTCAAAATATGACCCCTGTGGAACGAGCAAAACAATATAGCAAAGGAACGCTTGAGCGTTTGCGAGCCATGGAAGCTTGTCTGATTGGCATAGACCACTTGGGCATTCCGGGGGATATTGTTGAATGCGGGGTATGGCGCGGGGGCAACATTATACTGGCGCGTATAATGTGCCCTGACCGCGTGTGCTGGTTGTATGATACGTTTGCCGGTATGCCTCCGCCGGGACCATACGATGCCAAACACAAACCCGGTCGTAACCCGTATTTGGCATCAGCTCATATTGCAAAGAAAAAAAGTCTTGTCATGTCGTTGGCTACTTTAGACGAGGTGATTGATTGTTTCCGCGCTGAAGGCCTTTTAGATTTTGGCAGGATGAATTTTGTAAAAGGCAAAGTCGAGGATTCATTATTTAATAGCCAGCTCCCCGAGCGTATTGCTTTATTGCGCCTTGATACCGACTGGTATGAAAGCACCAAGGTAGAGCTTGAGGTTCTTTACCCGCGGCTGGTCAGCGGTGGTTATCTTATCATAGACGACTATGGGCACTGGTTAGGCGCGCGTAAGGCTGTCGATGATTATTTTAAGGCAAACAATATCGACACTGGTCTGTTAAAGACAATAGACTACACTGCAGTTTACATGGTCAAACCATGAGAGGCCCTGTGGCCTTTATGGTCATTTCTGCCATCTTCATTTTGATGGCCGGTAAAGGTGAACATCTGCGCCCCGGATTTGCTGTTCTTAGTTTGGTATTTTATTCGTGGGGCCTGTTGCATTTTCTTTTAATTGGAGTATTACATGCATTCTACTAGATACCACAGGAGGATGATATGTTCGGCAAGATACTATTGGTGGCCTCATGCTTGACACTCGGCTTCGTTCTGGCGTTCGGGGTGATTGAAAGGAACACCAGCATTCTTTATAAAGAAAGTAGAATGCTGACCCCGCTGAAATAAAAGAAAAAGGGCCGCTGATGAGGCGGCCCTAAGTCTTTAGATACCCATGTTTAGGTAGAACCCTCTACTCACCGACATTTCTACCCCGGTTCGTTTGGTCACCATGTCAGCGTATTCCCGAGCTTGCTTCTCCTTAGTGATTGGGAAGTCGCGCTGTCGATCGTAACCAGCTGCTTTGAGTTTTGCTCGACCCTCGTCGTAGGTTTTGCGATGAAGATTCCGAGCTTCCTTTTCTTTGGCCCAGTAGGCTTGGCGCTTTTTAAGCGTGGCCATAACTGGTGTTGGGTTTTTTCTTTCCCACTTAATATTCATTTCAGTGGTACTTTGTTGCCTTACGAACCAGTACTCCTTTGATGTTTCTAACATCAACCCTCCTGTGTTTAGGAACGGGTAGGCAAAGGCTCACCCTCTACTTGGGCGCGAGCTTCGTAGAACCGGTTCCTTGCGGTCCCAGAATGAATGCCACATTCAACTGCTGCTTTGACAAATTCGCCCGAGGTCATTTTCTCGGGGCAATACCAGACGGCAGTCCGTAACGCATCGGCCATCCCAAATTCCCGGTCCTCAAGTCGCTCGCGGATAATGCGGACCAGCTGCTCGTGGGTCCAAGAAGTAGCTTCCGCCAGAAACAAGGTGCCGTCGATTTCGGTCAGGTCGATTGACATGGGTAGCTCCTGTGACACCCCAATAATATCATGCAATTTGATATAAATATCAACTGCTAAATATCATAAATAAATGATACTTATCAAGGGCTTATAATAAGGTTTTATTCCTAGGATATTAATGTGGCCCCGCGCCGGGAACAGCGTAGCCGTCCGTCATCTACCCCCACAGGAGGAGAGGTCGCAGCGTCGGGTGACGACGAGCCCATCCTTCTTAGGGCACTGGGAGCCGGTGCCCAAGGGTGAATCAGACCACGCCTTTAAAATAGCTTGCTTTAATCGAGCGCCTCAAGATATTTAAATACCCCACAGGAGCATAGCATGCGCGGCGACGAAGTAGGTTTATTTTGGGAAGAAATAATCCCCACCAAACCTGAGAAAGAAGCCAAGGCACCGGTGTCCCGGGAGCCGGTCATTCTCAAGCCTTACGTGCCCCGTGACCCGATTAAATTTACACCGCTGACCGACGACGAATTGATTGCTGGCGCTGGTGGATATTTGATTTTTGATACTGAGAGCTTTTCAAATTTGTTTTTAATTGCCTTTAAATGTCTACGGACCGGCCATGTGCTAACGCTGCAGACGCCATTCGACCAAGCCAAGCTGTATTGGATTTTGCACAACTATACGGTCGTCGGCTTCAATAGTTTCAAATATGATTTGCCGCTGGTCTGGTTGTCCTACGTCAATTCCAATACCACCGTTCTTAAATGGGCATCGACCGACCTTATTAAAGAACAGATGTGGCGCACCCAGCTGATGACCAAGTACAAGTTTGGGATGGACGATACCGACCACATTGACCTCATCGAGGTTTGTCCATTGAGCGGTAGCTTGAAGCTGTATGGCGCTCGGTTGCATGCCAAACGTATTCAGGATTTGCCTTGGGCTGACCAGCTGACGCTCGAGGACTGGCAAATCCCGATAACGATCGACTACTGTATCAATGACTTGGATAACACTGAATTGATTTTTAATAATCTAAGCGAGCAGCTGGCTTTGCGGTCGGCCTTGTCGGAAGAATACCAGCAAGACTTACGGTCAAAGTCTGACGCTCAAATTGCCGAGACGGTCATCGGCAATGAAATTAAAAAGCTTAAAGGTAAATTTCCGCCGCGGCCAAAGGTCAGTCCGGGGAAGGTTTATTATTTTGTGCCGCCAAAGAATTTGAATTTTAAATCAGACTACATGAAAGGTATCCTTGACAAGATATCGAAAGCACAATTTGTAATTGCTTCGACCGGCTATTTGATTAGACCAAAAGATATTGAAGAGTTGGAAATTAGTCTGGGCAATTCAATCTACCGAATGGGTATTGGTGGACTACACAGCTCGGAAAAGACAACAGCTCTTGTAGCTGACGATAATTCAATTCTGGTTGACCGCGACGTTGAATCTTACTATCCGAAAATTATTTTGAATTGTGGCCTCTACCCACAAAGCATCGGCACCGACTTTGCCAAAGTGTACAAGAGCCTTGTCGATCGTCGCTTGGCTGCCAAGAAAGCAAAGAACATTGCCCAGTCGGAAAACCTCAAGGTTACCGTCAATGGGACTTTCGGCAAGACCGGCTCGCCGTATTCAATTTTGTATGCGCCTGAGGTAGTCATCCAAATCCTGCTCGGCGGGCAACTTTATTTGCTGATGATTATTGAGCGGCTCGAGGCGGCCGGCATCCCGGTGGTGTCAGCCAATACCGATGGGTTTCTTATGCGCTGCCCGGTCGCCAAAGAAAAAGAGATGGTAGACATTATCACTCAATGGGAAAAAGAAACCGGCTTTGTTACCGAAGAGACTAGATACAAAGCGGTTTATGCCCGGGATGTTAACGCCTACATGGCGGTGAAGTTGGATGGGTCGGTAAAGGGTAAAAACATTTTCTATGATCCATGGCGAGCGGAAGCCGGCGCTAGAGAAAAGTATTGGCGCTTCCAAAAGAACCCGACCTGTCAGATTTGTGTCGAAGCCGTCGAGAAATTTATCACGCGTGGTATTCCGCTTGAAGAGACAATTTATGAATGCAATGATGTAACCAAGTTTGTCGCCATTAAAAATGTCACCGGCGGCGCCCACTGGGATTGTAATTATCTGGGGAAAGTGGTGCGCTGGATTTATGTCAATGATAGCACCGGCACTATCAACTATATCAATTCAAATAGAATTGTGGCTGACACCGAAGGGGCAATGCCGCTGATGGACCTGCCCGACGAGTTGCCCGGCAACATAGACTACGATCGTTACTTGAAGCGGTGTCGCGACATGTTGACCGACATGGGTTACCCCTTGACTGATTCAAAAGAATCGGCTTAGACTGGCGCCCCAACACAGGAGGCACCTATGGAAGTTCGAATTGAAGTTCGACCAAACCATGTTATAGTTGAAGGGCACGGCATTGACCGCCCTGCTCGGGTTTCGCCAAAGCAATGGCTTGAGTTCTGGGAGAGCAATAAGACTAACGCCGAAGAGATAGAAGAATTAAAAGAAGAAAATTTGAAACTTGAAAATACAATCTTTGCAAAAGATGAAGAGATATCTCGGCTGCAAAGTCAGCTGGATGAGGTCGAAGAGCGGTTTGAGAATATTCGGGCCCAATTACAAACCGCCCAAGACCGTCTCAATGCGACGGTGAAGCCTGATGTCACCACTTAAACTTTATCTTTGCGGACCAATCTTTGGATGCACTGATGAGCAGTGCAAGGATTGGCGTGAAGATGCCAAGAAGCGATTTCCCAATGCCATTGACCCAATGCGTCGTGACTATCGTGGCAAGGAATTGAGCGACGTCTCTGCCCTTGTGCAAGGCGACATTGCCGACATTAACCAGTCCGATGCATTGCTGGTCAACGCGCCGGCTCCAAGCTGGGGCACCGCCATGGAAATCCGATATGCTTTTGAAAGGGGCAAGACGATCGTAATTGTAGTACCGCAAGATGTTAAGCTGTCGCCTTGGTTGGTTTTTCATAGCGATCAAATCTGCACGACGTTTGAAAAGGCCTACGAATGGCTCGAGCGAAATCTATAAAGATAAGCGAAGACGACGTGCACATTCATGTCGCTAAGGTGTTGCGCGCCTATGCGCGTACAGACATTTGTTGGTGGACGGTCCCGAACCATGGCTGGCGTGGATGGAAGGCCGGCAAAAAATTAAAAGACCAAGGCGTGCGCAAAGGTGCCAGCGACTTGATGTTGCTTATTGATAAGGTGCTCCATTGTCTGGAACTCAAAGTCGACAAAGGCGAACAGTCAGACGATCAGGAAAAGTTTCAAGAAGATATAATCCGCGCCGGTGGTAAATACTATCTGGCTAAGAGCTTCAAGGAAGCTATGAATGTCTTGGTTCAAATCAGGGCATTGCGGATACAGGTCATTGAGTGAGGTAAGGACAAACGCAACGGCGTTAGATGGCTCTCCCGACCCCCACCCTGCCTCTCCGTACTTAACCCGGGGGCGGTCCATCAAAGGAGACTTGACTAATGGCTATTCAGATGAAAGACCTCAAGCGCGTAAAGGCGACCCAGCCTCCGCGCACTTTGATTTACGGTCCACCGGGTTTGGGGAAAACGACATTGGCCAGTGAATGGCCGGAGCCGGCATTCCTTCAAGTCGAAGATGGAACGCCTGCTGACCTTGAACTGGCATCGTTTGGTCGTCTGAATAATTACGACGAACTAATGGAAGCCATCTCGGCGCTCTATACCGAAGACCACAAAATGGGTACTGTGGTTCTCGACAGCCTTGACAAGCTTGAGCCGCTGGTCTGGGCAAAGACCTGCACCGAGAACCAATGGCAGAACATCGAAACCCCCGGCTATGGCAAAGGCTATGTAACGGCCGACAGCTATTGGCGGGAGATTGTCGATGGGATGAACGCGCTGCGACGCGACAAGAACATGGGCGTTGTTTACATTGCCCATAGCACCATCGAGACTGTGAATGATCCCATGACTGCCAGCTACAGCCGATACGATATTCGGTTGCATAAGCGCGCGGTCGGTATCTTTCAGGATGAGGTCGACGCCATTCTATTTCTCAATCAGGATGTCACCTTGAAAGCCAACGACCCCAAAGCCAAGGCAGGTCCGGGTACCCGGGTTCGTGCTGACGGCGGTGGCAATCGTTGGATTCATTGCACCCCGCGGCCGGCTTTTGTCGCCAAGAACCGTTACGGTTTGCCCGACAAAATCCAATATGAGAAGGGCAAAGGGTTTTCTACTCTTGCTCCTCATTTCCCCGGTGGGGCTGTCGAGGAAAAGAAATCCAAGGCAGCTTAACCTAAGTTACGTGTAACTCTCGTAACTTTCGTAACCTCATTCAAAAGGACTAAACTATGACTGCGCTACCACAGACGTTCAATCCGAACGAAATTCCGGAAGACGATCGTAACTTCGATCCAATTCCGGCTGGCACTTACAAGCTGCAAGTCACTGAGTCGAAGCTTGAAGAAGCCAGAAGCGGCGAAGGCAATCAGATCCTGACTCTGACGCTCGAGGTGCTCGACGGCCCCTACCAGAATCGTAAGATTTGGGACCGGCTGAACATCATCAACAAGAACCAGACTGCGCAGCAGATTGCCCAGCGCGCTTTGGCAGACCTGTGTCTGGCTTGTGGTTTGAACTCTATCAAAGATACTGAAGAGCTTCATTTCAAACCATTCACGGCGCGCGTCACCATCCAGCCGGATAAGACCGGGCAGTATGCGCCACAAAATCGCGTGCGCTATACCGTCGGCAAAGGGGCACCGCAAGGTCAGCCTCAGACACAACAGGCGGCTGGCAATAAGCAACCACAGCAAGCTAAAGGCGGTGGGGCTGCGGCGCCTACTCGCCCTTGGGGCGCTGGTGCACAAGCCAACAAGGCTCCGTTCTAAGGTTTAGGGACCGGTAAAGCGTTCCCTAAACGACCCCGGCTGCTTCGTTTCATCAGCCCCTCAGCCTTTGGGCGTGGCAGCCGGGGCGTAACCTTCACAGGAGGTCTAGTTGGTTGACATTTCACAAGCCATGATACCGCCGACGCTGTTGGCTATCTGGACAGCGTATGAAAAGAAATCTTACATGGGCGATAGCCGTGGCATCCCCATGTCGCAGGTCGCTAACGAATGCGAGCGGGCGATCTGGTATAAATTGCATTGGGCATCCCAGCCCGAGACCATTAATGGTCAAAAGCAACGGCGCTTCGATACCGGCAACATTGAAGAGGAACGGTTGCTGGATGACCTTGAGGCAGCTGGCTTTGAAGTCGAGCGTTTAGACCCGGCTACCGGACAGCAGTTCCGCGTTTCGCTTGGCGATGGTTGGTTGCGGGGGAAGATGGATGGTAAAGTCCAAGGGCTCCCAGAATCCAAGAAAGTCCACGTCGTTGAATGTAAAAGTCACGGCGAAAAAAGTTTCAAAGAGCTTGTCAAAAAGAAATTAGAGGTCGGCAAGCCGGACCATTTTGCCCAGTGTCAGGCTTATATGCATTCAGAGGGTCTCGATCGGTGCCTGTATATAGCCGTCAATAAAAACACCGATGAACTTTATGTCGAGCGCGTGCGTTACGATCGTACTTTCTGCTTGCGTATGGAAGCAAAGGTCGAGCGCATTGTGCGGGCGAATGCAGCGCCACCGAAGCTGGTTGAAGATCCAACTTCAAAAGCTGCCTATGTTTGTAACTGGTGCGATGCGCGTCCGCAATGTCATGAAGGAGAATTTGCCCGGCGCAATTGTCGGACTTGTCTTTCTGCTTCATTTGAGTCGGGTGCCGTAGTGAAATGTCTGGTGTTCGACAAGGAATTGGAGTATGACGAGCAGCAGAGAGGTTGCAATCAACATCTGTATCTGCCCAGTCTTGTTCCCGGCGAGCAGACTGACGCATCTGAAACCGAGCGATGGGTCAAGTATCGCATGCCGGATGGTTCAGAATGGATTGATAAGGCAGAGCTTCAATGATTATAGAGCGACGCAGCTTTGTTGGCGGACTGATTGGCTTGGTGGCAGCACCAGCAATTGTCAAGGCTGCGTCGCTCATGCCATTGCGCGGCGAAAAACTTATCATGCCGCCGAAAGTAATTGTGCCACGGTCACGCAGGCTGCGCATCACAACTGTTGCTTGGGAAGTCCGTACCGACAGACCACTGATGAGCAAAATTTCCTGCGCAGAACCTGAAGATCCAAAGCTTATGGACTGTGTTACATTCAACATTTGGGGAATTCATGACTTGCGTCCGGGTGACTATATAACGGTTAATGATCGTAACACAGGGCAACCAGTGTTTGCATACTCAGGTGACTAACCAAAAGGAGAAGCCACAATGACTGTCGAACGGGAATATTGTCAAGGGTATCTTGGATACAGGGCGCGCGACCGTGTTACTGGGTTCAAGGGAACTATCACAAGTATGTCATTTGATTTGTATGGCTGTGTGCAGGCGGCGATTACCGCCGACATTGTCATCGAAGAAAAAACCGGCAAGCAGGAGTTTGGCGCCAGTCATTGGTTCGACTGCAATCGCCTCGAGCTTCAGACCGACGAGCGCATCATTCCGCTGCCTGAATTTCCCTTTGTTGCACCGTCCCGTAATGAGCCATCTGCGGCAAAGGTTCGCAGCGATTACACAGGCCCAGATAACTCAAAACCGGCACCCCGATGAGCACATACGTTACAATTGAAAAAGACAACGGCGAAACTTTCTTCGCGCTTTTGGTCGATGGTGACAATAGCAAGTTATCCGTCCGACCACGGGGCGACGAAATGAAGATTGCCAAGGCAGCATTGGCCGATGCGTTGGCTCATGTTCTGGCTTTGGAAGCGGTCGATGCCTTGGTGATTAAGCCTCTTATTCAAATGGCCGAGCAGCTGGAAAGTGGTGAGCGTGGAGACCCTGAATTGTTGGCTAAGGATTTGCGTGCCATCTATCAGAAAATAAAAGACGACAAATGAAAGTTTGGTTCTTACTTGCTGTCTGCGCAGCCGTCATCGGCGCGTTAACCTTTGGCCCTATGTAGGAGATGACCATGGATATCAACTTGCAAATTACCATTACCCATCAGTTAAGCCCTGACCTGATGGCGTTAGTGAGGGGCATCTACAAAATGGAGATCAAAAACATGGCTGACAAACAGGCAATTATGGATGAGCTGGCAAGACAAACTGCCGAAATCCAAGCTCAGAAAGGTGTTGTCGCGTCGGTGAAGACTTTCATCGCCGGGCAGGCAAACACTCTGACTGAACTTGCTAACCAAGTGGCGGCTCTCAAGGCCGGCACGGTGACGCAGGAAGAAATCGATGCGGTCGCAGCTACCCTGAAGGCGAATGGCGACGCATTGGTTGAAAACGATGGTCAGCTCGCAGGGGCTATTACAGCCAATCCAACCTGAACTTCCCACGACGTTTTGTTGTGGATAGGGCGGGGCGTAAAGTCCCGCCCATTTTATCACAGGAGGAACCAATGCCGATTGAAGCTCGTGCCATCGCACTGCGTTCCGTAAAGCGTGATGATAAGTATTTGGTTTATATTCTCCATGACTGGCCAGAATATATTTACATGGCGCCGGAGATGATTACCAAAAAGAATACAATGGTAAAAATTACCATCAGTGGTTTAATTCTTATCAGTGTCGAAAATGGGTCGGCTAAATACAAGCTATGTGTCGAGCAGCTGGATAATGTAACCTATGCTTTGACTTTGAAAAAAGTCATGTCTAGTTTTTCCGAACCGCCGGAATGACAAATGATCGAAATTGAAATTATATTGGCCGGTTTGATTGGCGGAGCTATTGCCGTTGTGGTCGAGCAGATTTTAGGGCTTGACCCGTATTGGGCTCTGGCTAGTATATTGGTTGGAGTTTTGGTCGGGGTCGGACTAAGCTGGGTGAGGGTCAGATGAATTGTCGTTTTGAAGTCGGGCAGCGAGTGGTCGCAATAAATGAGACCGGCTGGTTTCCACTAGGTGGTGGACCGCAAGTGCCCGGGCCAAAGAAGGATGACATTTGTAAGATTGTTGAAATAATGCCATCCAACTTTTGCTACCCTGACGGCTCGCCAATAGTTGCTCTCAGATTAGCTGGGTGGGATGGTGGCTACTCCAGCCGGTCATTCCGTCCATTGAATGAGAAGCCACAAGAGACCAGTATTGAGGTTTTCAAAAAGTTGCTGACGCCTAACAAGAAGGCTTTGGAAAAAGCATAGGAGAATGACATGCCACAGGATGTCGTTTGGATTGCCGTGCGTTGCTGCTGTAAGCCAACCAAGGTTCTTGGCTTCATTAAGCTGCCAGTCGATAGAGCTAGGCGAGGGCATGTCCGATTAATGAAAAGGCGCCAGTCAGCTTTATTAGCGCCTATGAATTTGTTGCGAGTTCCAGAGCCTGTTTCAAATGAAGATTTTTATGCTGATGTCCGTATCGAGACAATGAGCGGTTTTGAAAATGGCGAATCAAATCGCGAGGTAGCCATTTACAGCGAAGACCGACCAATTGAATTTTGGCGAAGCATAGAAGGTTTTGTTGAAGCCGCTATCTGCGATTGTGAAATGCCAGACAGGGATGACTGTCATAGGTTTGGGTATCCGCAGGGCTGCTACTATGTTCGCTCTTAGACCCTATCAGCAAGATTCAATTACGGCGCTCTATACTTACTGGGGCAACATGGGCGAGCGGGCATTGATTGTCCTGCCGACCGGCGCCGGCAAGTCGTTGGTGATAGCCAAGCTGTGTCAGGAAATCCTAGCCAGCTACCCAACCATGCGTATTGCGATCGTCACCCATGTCCGGGAATTGATCGCCCAGAATTATCAAGAGTTGATGAGGCTATGGCCCAATGCGCCAGCCGGAATCTTTTCTGCTGGCATTGGTCGTAGAGATACTCACACGCAGATTTTGTTTTGTGGCATTCAATCCGTCTACAACAAGACTGACCGGCTGGGAGCATTCGACCTCGTCTTGATTGACGAGTGCCACCTGATCTCAAGACATGCGGAGTCAATGTATGGAAAATTTCTTGAAGGGGTCATTACAGCAACGCCTGATATGCGGCTTGTCGGCCTCACTGCTACTGCCTTTCGCCTTGATAGTGGCCGTCTGGACTATGGGCAAGGGCGCCTCTTCGACAAAGTTGTTTACGAGGCAAAAGTTACAGATCTTATCGAACAGGGATACCTTTGCAATCTCGTTTCCAAAGCGACCCTTACAGAATTTGATGTATCTGGGGTCCAAAAACGAGGTGGTGAATTTATTCCCGGCCAACTTGAAGCGGCTGTTGACAAGGAATGGGTCACCAAAGCGGCGGCGCAAGAACTTGCAATCCTCGGGCGTGAGAGGAAAAGCTGGTTGGCCTTTTGCACCGGCATCGCCCATGCGGAACACATGCGTGACGCGCTCAAGGAAAACGGCATCGTGTGCGAAACCGTTAATGGTGAAATGTCCAAAGTCGATCGAGACCGTATCATCGGTGCGTTCCGAATGGGAAAAACCCGCTGCCTTACAAGCGTGGGCGTGCTCGGTACCGGATTCAACGTTCCTCAAGTTGACTTAATTGCCTTGCTGCGCCCGACCCAGTCAGCCGGGCTCTTCGTCCAGCAGGTCGGCCGCGGCCTTCGTATGGCTAATGGAAAAGAGAATTGTCTGGTGTTGGACTTTGCCGGCAATACCATGCGCCATGGTCCAATAGATACAATCACCGGCAGCTCGGTTCAGGAAAAGCTTGACCGCAAAAAGGAAGCGGCGCTGGCTAAGCGATGCCCGGCTTGTGATTCGTTGCTGGCGCTCGCCTGCACCTGCTGCACTTATTGCGGGTATGAATTCCCGCGCGACATGACCCCTAAGCATGAGGCTACAGCTGATGCGACGACTACCATCATATCTAAGGGCAAAGAAAAATGGGTTGATGTCGATGATGTCAAATATTATCGCCATGAAAAGATCGGGTCGCAAAACAGTCTCCGCGTCGAATACCAATGCGGCTTCACCGTCCACAAGGAATGGGTCTGCCTGCAGCATACCGGGCAAGCGCAATGGCGAGCCGCCCAGTGGTGGAAGCGAATGGCGGGAACGCCTATCCCAAGAACAGTCGAAGAGGCTTTAGAGAGAGTAGATGAGATCGACCCGCCCAAGCAGGTTTGCGTGCAACCTGACGGGCGGTACTTCCGCATTGTCGGCACGCGACATGAGGTGCCCGATGAAGTAGCTTGACCTCAAAACCAAAAATATTATAGGCTGACTACCGCGCGCTGGGGACAGCAGGTCCGCTACCCTGTTTTTCTTTCGCCTACAACGGAAGGGATTACCCACCGCGCCACAATCAAACAAACCTTTGTAGGGGGTTTAAATGAATAACATAGCCTGCGGGGTCGAATGACCCCCAAAATAATAAGACCGTGGCACGGCGGCACAAAACTATCAATTAAAGACCATGCGTTGACGTATGCCAAGCGCGGCTGGTATGTTTTTCCCTCGCCCCCGGGCGGTGAAAAGTCCGGTCTCACCTCAGCTGAAAATAGTAATGGCCGTCGATGGGGATGCACTAATGACCCAACCGAAAT